GATGTTATTATTTGCTCTGGCCAGATTATACTCAATCTCAGTATCGGTGATGAGGTCAAGACTCGTCTCCTTCCCCAGCTCCAGCCGAACGGCATCGACGGGGACGGTTGCCGGGTTGCCTGTATAAGTGGAGTCTGCCATAATTCCTCGAAAAAGATTATCAGCCGGATCGCTCCGGCTTTACGTCAGGTCGTTCCAGACTATGATAAGCTGGTTGCCGGTCTCGTTCGTCCCTGCGGCCTTCGTAAGGACACCAGCCCCAACTGCATACTCGGAGGTCCGGTCGGCCATTGTTGCTATTGAGGCTTTGGTTGCCAGAGCCAGCACAGACACGAGCTCGTCACCAACTGCCATACCCGAGACCGTGACATTGGTTGCAGAGGCCGTGCCGTCGGCGATCGTGACTTTTGAGAATCCGCCTGCCAGCTTCGTCTTTAGGACCGATTTGGGCTGCAGTCCGGACGATCCCAGCGCCACAATCTCAGACTTGACCGTATTGAAGACGATCTTGCCAACCGTGGCGCTCTTGACCTTGATCCTGCCCACAATCTGCTTGAGCTGGTCAGCTCCTGTTGGGGGGGTTAGCGTCCACGAGCCTGCTGTGGTCGCGTCCAGGTAGACCGGATCGCCTACATTCCCGGCATTTGTGTTCAGGCCGGTCAGCTCTTCGATATCCGAAGCGAGAGATGTTTCTGAACCTGCGTTGGCCTCGCTCGCTATGAGCTGGGCGGGCTTGCCACTGGTATCCGCATCTGCCTTTTCTACCTGGAAGGCATCGTTGACGGCATTATAACCTATGATGTGCAGCAGATCTCCCTTGGATAATGCTCCTGCCGAATAGACGGTGAACTTGCGGGTTGTGAGGTTCAGGTCGTTCAGATCGTCTGCGGTTGCGGTCAGGGTCTTGAGACTACCATCGTCGCCGGGCAGTTTGATGGACTGGAACTCACCGCGCACGACCTTGATTGTGTCCAGCTTGGTTGCGCCCCAAAACTTCTCTAATGCTCTAGCCATCGGGTATCACCTTCTCGTTTGGCCTCTTCTGCAATTCTCTCGCCAGCTCTTCTGGTATCCTATAGATACTGCCAGCTGCTTCGAGTGTTGGCAGTGACCTTATGTGTATCGCTTCCTTGGGAGAAATAATGTAGCCCCGAGGATATGTCCTCCGGGCATTTTTCTGTTCATCAAATCTCACAAAAGAGCGAATCACACGAAATGCGTCGCTCATTAATGATGCCCCCTACGCTATTACCTGGTCAAAGAACATACCAGCATCACTTGCCATGACAACAGGCACGAAACACTGGAATCCCCGGTACCACTCGGTCTTTGCCAGAAGGTCTGGTACGACCTCGAAGGCGGTATTAAATCCGCCAAGCGGTTCGTCGAAGGAAAGGTTCATTCCCGCGACGGTCTTCATTTCACCCGGTGAGTCTGTATAACCGTACCACATACCGTTACCGAAAACCCAATCCAGCGTGCATGTACCAGAAGCGGGGGTGGTATTATACATCGCACGAGCCACGATGATTTTATTAACATCAAGTGCCTCTGCGATCCTTTCTTCATTGAGCTTGGTGGGAACTTTGTCCGCGCCCTGTGGGTTCCGGTAGAGGCTGACCAGCTGCTCGTTAATACGCAGGGCCTCGTACACCTTTTCCCCGAGGATCAACGTGTTGGGCATTACACCGATCTTCTCTTTTATGGCCAGCTTGGCTTGCATGAACAGACCAAGAGGATCGCTGTCGGAGTCGTCCAATCTTCGGAAAGTGTCACCATCACCGATATCTCCGCTTGTCCACGTCTCACCAGAATTCACGCCAGTTACATCTATGTCCCACACGCCGGTCTTGAAGAATTTGTCCTTGATGATAAGTTCTTTGTTCAGTCGGAGTACATCGCTTACAAACCGTGTAGTGGCCATTTTCAGGTTATATACAGGAGATGCCACGAACGGCAGATCAGCGAGTAGCTGGGTCTGGAAAGCATACCTGATACATGCAAAGAATCCGGGGTCATCGATGCCCAGGTCAGCAGCGGGTGGAAGAGAGCCCGGTCGCCAGGTGCCAGCGGCGTTGGTGAAGGCATTCTTTTTAGACCACTTTGGATAGTAACCCGCGATCTGGCTTACCGATATCATTGGAAACCATTTATCGGCAACGAAGTTGGAATCTTCCTGTTGGTAACTTATCGACCAGCCGGTCTGAAGTTCCGAGACCATGATATCAGAATAGTCCATATCTTTCTGGATACGGGACTGTCCTAATGCAACATCAGTTCTGTTGTAATTCATAACAATCACCTCTAAGCCGATGCATAGAATGCCTTGAACAACTCGACGGACGCAATCCCGTTTTGTGCCGCAGCAAACACGCACTTGCCCACGATGATGTCACCAGTTGTGGGCGTTGCCTTGACACCTACACCACCAGTATCGACCTTGACGAGATCATCGAGAGCCAATCCACCAGAACCGGCTTTGACCAAAGCAACTCCGCTCTTCTGGACGGTTGCTGTCAAAGAGAATCCAGCACTGGTGGCATCTTCGCTTGGTGCGTTAGTCAGCACACCAATCGGCATGCCGGAGGCCCACGCTTTTACACACCGAGCGCGGCTGGTATCCAACTGAACAAATGTGTTCATCAGCGCGGACAAGTCGCCCTCGACGTCATAAGAACTGACCGACCCAGTCGGCTTTTCATAGAACGGAACTGCGATAGCAGAAGACGACATCTAGATCACCCCCATCTGTTTCTTGATAGTATTGGCTTTCTGTTCAGCATCGACCTTCTCAGCCAGGTCGGGGCGCTCCTTTGATATTGCGCTGATGGCCATCGCTTTTGCTATGGATGGGTTGCTCACTTCGCGTCCATTATCAGACTTCTGTATCTCGGCCACCTTCTTTTCGACCAACGAGTAGAATTCTTCGGACGCGCTGCCGGGGGCGGGTCGGCTGGAACCTGCCTGACTATATAGCATCTTCCCAGCTTCCTGTTTCATGGCGCTCGCCTGCTTGAGAGTCTTGAGAATAGTCTTCCTGGCTTCAGAAGGCAGAGCTTCCAGGCTCTTGAGGATCTCAGCTCCCTCTTCAGGAGTTCCCAGGCCGGAGAAGTCGGACTTTGCAATCTCTACGTACTCCTTCTTGCGGATGACAGATCGCAGCTCCTCGTTCTCCTTGCGGATCGGTTCAACTGCCTTCTGGACTATATCCAGGAGTTCAGCCTTACTGACCGAAGCCCTAGCTCCGGCCTTGTCAGCCCTAGCGGGCTTGGTCTTTGTCATCGGTACACTTCCATTAGCTGATTTATAAATCAGAAAGCGCCTCCCCGTAGCTGCTTTTCCTACGAGGGAGACTTCGTCTAGTTCGAGATCTGATAAGTCGTTGTGCATACAAATACCTCAAATCATCAGAAAACAGAATTTAGAAAGGTGTGCGAGTCCCGGTTCCCGCAATAGAGAATCCGGTGATCTCACCTTTCTTGATTGCCCGCCAGAGACCGGTGTCGTGCACTTTCACGCCTAGCACCCAGCTCCCTTTGCGGACGTGCTGCCCGCCGCACCGGAAGTCTACCGGGGCAATATAGCTCTCGATTATGTCCGCCTTAGCAGGGCCCTCATGCTCCTTATTGATCTGCTGTGAGGTCTGCATGAACTTATGGCAGGCTTTGCGGATCTCTGACTCACTCAGACGGTCGCCCTGAAGATCTATTACTCCAGGTTCGGAGACGACACCATAAACGACCTGCTGATCCGCCGACTTGGCAACGAACTGGGCGGTGATGGACTTGCTGCATCGCTTCTCAGTCTCCTCGTCTTCCTCTTCCTCGGATTTCAGGAAGTCTGGGAGGTCTTCGTCATCCTCTTCCTCATCATCGGCCTTCTCAGCCTCATGCTCAGCCAGAACCTCCCGGATGTCGTCTATGAGGTCACTGGCATCATCGCCGGGGATATCATCCTCTTCGGGGATCTCTTCCAGCAGATCATCATCGCTATCAGCATCTGCCTGGATGGGCACCTCTTCGTCGTCGGATTCTGGCAGGTCTTCCTCACCTTCATCCTCACCTTCATCCTCGCCTTCGTCCTCACCGGAGCCCAGTATCTCAGCCAGTTGCTGCAATGCGGCAACGTGCTTCTGCTCATCTTCCTTGATGGCCTCAAATACCTCTTTGACACGAGGATCGTTCGATTCATTGATAATCTGGTCGAGAATGCCAGAACCATCTTCTTCGTCCGCCAGTATAGCACGGACTCGATCTATATCGGAGCCTTTCTCCAGCTCCTCGTCTTTGTCGTTTTCCATATAATCACCTACTAAACGGGGGACAGAGATGTCTCCGTAATCGATTCCTTTAATAATCATGAAATGCACCGAAAGTTATTTATACGAATATCGTATATGATATCATATACGGATTGCATAGGAATGATAAACATGAGTACAATAAACGAGATTGGGACCATAATCGAATCAGTAGCCGATGAGAGAGCAACCTTTGACGAGACTTCTGTGCTGGGCCTCTATTCCGGGGCGGAGATGGATGAGTACCTGGACAGCTTAATGGGGGCCTAGACCGTGGTCTTCAAACTCTTTTTCCCTTACTCGAATTCGACTGTTGTCAGGGATACAATGAACGGCATTCTGGCCGTCTTGGATGATGAGCTAGTCGAGGGGCATTACAAGATCGAAGGCGGCAACGTCTATGATCTAGACAAACATGAAGCTAGCAGGGAATACCTAGCAGCGACCTTAGAAGAAATTAAGGATCTTCCCAAATGCGAAGTCTGCCATAAGCCTGCTGCAACGCTCCATAAAATCTACGCCCATGCGGCTATTTGTGGGCCGTGTATCAGGAAGATCGAGAAAGACATTGACCGCATGATATCGGACTTGGGTGAAGAGATGTGGCTCAGACCCCAGACATGCAAGAAATGTGGTTACGTCTGGACTCCCAGGAAACCCAGAGAACCCGAGACTTGCCCCAACCCTGCTTGTCGGAGTCCCTATTGGAACTCCTAATTATATTTTATGCTCTCCCACGCGGGGCGGGATATTCGCAGCCCCGTTGGTTTGTTTTCGGTGACCATATACAACCCCCCATTATACTCATGCAATGATGCTTTCCCATGCTCGTCTATCTTCTTCCCGTGCCGTAATATATCAGAACTGGTGGCTTCTGTAACCTGTGGACTCCTGGTGGGTGGTGCCTGTTGTATAGGTGATCTGTGTGGTGGTGGGATGTGCGGTTCGTCATCTCCGGCTAGTTCATCTTTCAACCTACGCCATGAATCCCGGCTTATCGTGCTGAATTGATCGGG